GACTCCTTCGGAGCTGTTCCAGCAGCGGGAAATTTCCTTTGGCAGCCCCTCCGCTCTGCGCGGGGGTTTCCCCAAATTCTCTGGTCAGGAGCTCAAACCTCGTCTCCCACCTGAACTTGATTTGGGTTGCGGATCTGGGGGTTCAGTCCGATCAGGGTCTGCAAGGCCAGCTCATATTTTTTTGCAATTCCCCAAAGGCTGTCCCCCTTCACCACCGTGTGGTACTGCGGGGAGCTGGTCTGCGCCGGCGCGGTCTGCGTGCTCTGCACGGGCCGGGCCTCGTCGGTGTAGTAGCTCATATCCTCCCAAAAAGCGAAGGAATACCGCACATACCAGGGCCTGGGCTCCTGCTCCAGCCGCAGCTCCACAAAGTAGGCGCTGGCGGTCTGCCACAGGGGGTGGATCAAAATTCCCGGCCCTTTCTCATAAAACACGTTGGCCAGCTGGCCGAACTGGGCGTAGGCGTCCTCCCCGGAGAACTCCCCCTCTCCCCGCATGACGCGCCGGGTCCGGCCCAGGTCCTGCAAAAAGTAGTACCCAAAGGGGATTTTGTTCACCGCCATCTGCCGCTCATAGTCGATGGAATAGACCCTGGGGTTATGGGGCCAGGTGTAGCCCTTATACCGCATGGGCGCCAAAAGCATCATGGACCCTCCTTCTCAAAACAGTGTAAAGCCGCCGTCGTAGCGGCGCGCGTCCCGGCGGAAGGCCCGGTCCACCAGCTGCGCCGTATCCTGGGCCTGGGTCTGCCGCATCGCCGTCCGGGCCATTTTCTCCCAGCTCTGCTCCGCAGGCTGTACTTGGGCCTCCCCGCGTAAAGCGTCCCGCCTCCGGCTGTTCTCCACTGCCTGCCGACTCCTTCGGAGCTGTTCCAGCAGCGGGAAATTTCCTTTGGCAGCCCCTCCGCTCTGCGCGGGGGTTTCCCCAAATTCTCTGGTCAGGAGCTCAAACCTCGTCTCCTCCTCCGGCGTATGTCCCGGCGCAGCTTCCTGGTTCCGCGCCGGACCGGGTAGGATATTCCAAACGTCCTCCTGTCTGTCCCATAGGGTCTCCAGCCGATCCGCCTGAAGCACCGGATCAAAAAAACTCCCCCGGGGACCGCCCGCCTCAGCCGTCTGCTCCCAGACAGACCGCTGCTCCCCCTCCAAAAGCCCGGCTTCCGCAGATCTGTCCAGGGCGGAGAACTCCATTTCCTCCGGACGGCCTCTGAAAACCCGAGCGATCTTTCGCTCCGGCCAGTCCTGCTCCTGTTCCGCCAAGTTCCGGAGCAGGTCCAGAATTTGTTCCAGATAATCCGTCACGGCGCTCCGCCTCCCTTTTTCAGCCGTTCAAAGCGCGCCCAGTCAAAATTAGGGTTGCTCTCCCGCACGGTCTCCCCCACCGGCGCGCCGCAGCCGGGGCAGCGTCTCTCCTCCGCCCGGGCCCTGCACGCGGGGCACAGCCGGTCCAGCTCCTCCTCGTCGTCCAGGAGCTGCTGGGCCAGGCACCACAGATAGTCCCGGTCCAGCATCTCCCTGGCTCTCTGTTCCGTAGGCAGCGCGTGAAACTGCTTGAGCACTCTCCAGCGCAGCCGTTCCTGGGGGTGGTCCGCTAGTTTTTTTTTACGTTCTCCAGCTCCCCCTCCGACAGGTTGGGGGAGGGATTCACCCTCTGGTTGAACTTCCACCACCGTCCGCTCAGACCGGCGATCTCACCCACCGTCAGCTGGGCGAGCACCTCCTCGCCGCCGGCGAACACGCGCGCGCCGTCCCGCTCCAGCGCCCTTGCCAGCAGGCAGGCGTTCGCGCATAAAGCCCGTTCCTTCTCGCCCTGGGCCAGGGCGTCCGCCTCCCGCCGGGCCTGGAGGACCTCCAGCGCCGACAGCAGCCGCAGGCTCTTCCCGTTCTCCAGCTCTAACCGTTCCGCCTGAGCCAGAATGCAGTCCTCCATATGTTACGCCTCCGTTTCCAGCCGCTTGGTGGCCACGATGCCGACTTTTTCCAGCACCATGTCCCCCAGCGTCCCGGTTTCGCTGATGCTGCTCCACTGGCAGTCGGAGTAGATGATCTTCCGGTCCGGCTTGCAGATCACCAGGGAGAACCCGTCCAGGCTGTAGAAGTCGATGCCGTCCCGGATGGCCTCGTCGGTGGCGTACAGCCTGGTCAGCTCCAGGGTATGGGTGGTCTGTCCGGCCACGGTCGCCACCGGCTCCGCCTCGCCGAAGGCCTCCACGGTGGAGCTGGTCTTGGTGGCCTTGGCCGAGTAGCTCTGGACCACGGCCACTTTTACGCCGTCCACCTCCAGATAGATGTCGCTGCTGGTCGGAAATCCCGCAATCGCCATAAAAATCCCCCCTTATCAGATGGTAATGTGGGCGGTCAGCCAGATCTGGTTCAGGCCGTGGGCCACGGTGAACGAGAAATCCACCAGACACACGGACGGCCGTTCCGGGTCCGCGCGCACCTGCACCCCGCTATAACCGGTAATAATTTCCCGGCTGAGTTTGTTCTCCAGGGTCAGAATCACCTGGGACCGGATGGCGCCCCGGCTCTGTTCGGTGTTCTTGCTGCGCTGAAAGCGGCTTCGCAGAGCGCCCCGCACCGCCGGAATCACGTCGTCCGCGATCAGAATGGTGGACAGCTCCCGCCAGGTCAAATCCGTCTCCTGGCCGGTTTTTGTCCGGGTCGTCACGCCCCGCACCACGGAAATTTCGCCGCCCACGCTCTCCACCGGGGTCACGCCCCCCTGAATCAACAGGTCGATCTCGTTGTCGTTGTACCCCTCGCTGATACCATACAGCCCGTACAGCACCGCGCCGCTCAGGGGCAGCGCCGGGTCGCTCTCCGCCGCGATGGCTCCGGCCACGGCCGCCGCCAGATACGCGCCGTCCAGGGCGTTCCCCGCCGCGTCCACGCTGCCGGGGGCTGTCAGCACCATCCGCTCGCTGTTGAGGGCCTGGGCCCGGGCGGTCAGTTCCGACGTGCTCTCGCCTTTCCCCGCGCCGGCTACGGCGATCCGCTCCCGCCGGGCCTGGCTGGCGGTTTCCACACTGGACCGCAGGGCCATGTGGATCTCCGCCTGGGTGCTGTCGCATACGATCACCGGCAGGTTTTCCAGTTTTTCCAGCGTCTCAAACCCTCCGGCATACCCGGACGCGTCGGCAATGGGCAGCGCGGTCACGCTTCCCGCCCCGTTGCGCAGGATAATCCGAATCAGCTCGGTCATCTTCCCCGTGCCGAACAGCTCCGAGGCCTGCTCCGCGCTGGTCACGGTCTGGGGCTTTCCCATCTCCTTGGCGGTCTCGCACACCGCCGTCAGGCCCACGGCCTTCCGTCCGCCGCCGGCGTTGACCACGGTAGACGAGTCGTAGGACGAGTACACCCCCGGCCTCTCATGGACTGTCATCTTCATACTTTCACTTCACCTCGAATTTCAAAATCCAAAAATGCGCCGCCGGGCTGGGTCACCGCGTACAGGTAGGCGGAGCAGACCGCCTCCACGTTCCGGCGCAGCAGTCTTGCGCCGGCGTCGTACCCGGTCTCCCCACAGGACAGCTCCACGATCTTCATTCCGGCCGGACCGTCCTCCTGGAGGGCCAGCATCAGCTGGTCGAAGGTCTCCTGAATCGCGCCCTCACCCTCCAGGGGATCGGCGTACAGGTCCAGTCCAAAGGTCAGCCGGGTTTTCCGGCCGTAGAGCTCCTCCCACTCGCCGGTCTCCTGGTTCCAGCGCTCGCCCAGGTAGTCCCGGAATCCGGAGGGCCCCGCCTCGCAGTGCCGCAGGGCCACGGAGACCACCGCCCCAGCGAACTCCTCCCGCTCCTTCTGGGGCCACGCGACCACAGTCCGCAGCCCCCGTTCGTTCAGAAACGCGCACATCCGCTCCCGGATCTTCGCCAGTCCCATACTCATGCGCCCACCTCGTCTTTCCGGTCGCTGGGCCGGAGCACCGCCCACCAGTGGGACACAGCGTCCCCGGCGCGGATAGGGTGGGCAGACTGAATGGAGAAGCTCCCCCATTCACACTCCACCCGTCCGCCCTTACCGGCCTCCAGGGGCAGCCCCGGTTCCCCCAGGTAGAGGAACCGGTCCTCCCGCCGGCCCCCCAACGGGGTAGGCGCCAGCTGCTGAGGGCTTTTTTCCCGCATGGGCTGAAGGATGGCCAAACCCTTCTCACCCTCGCTGTCCCGGCGGGCGAACACGGTCACCTGGGTCCCGTACTGGTGCAGAATCGCCTGCCATTCCCGTTCCATGATACCGCTCACCCCCGCACCCCCCGAAAACAGAAGGAGTCCCGGCAATAGGGGGCGAGCAGCGCCCAAGCCTGTTCCCGCAGGTTCCGGTCGCTGTTCCCGCCTTCTTTCCGGATCGTCAGGTCCCCCGCCGTAAAGGAGGACACGCCGCCCCCGCCCTGGCTGGCTTCCAGTCCCGCCAGGGCCAGCCAGGCCGCCGCGATCACGAAGGCGGGCCCGCAGTCCTCGGGGGTCAGGTCCGGCCTGAGCCGGCGCTCCGCCTCCTGCCGGGCGGCCTCACACAGGGACAGCAGGAGCTCTCGGTCGGTCCCATCCCCGCACATCCGTCCGGCCAGCGCCACGATCTCCTGGGTCAGCATGTTACGCCTGCGCTTTCAGCTCCAGGGCCCGGGAGGCGTCGGAGAACAGCTTGGCAAAGCCGCTGATGGTGGTGATTGCCGCCCGCTCCAGTTGCCGATCGATCAGCTTGTCGTACTCCACGGTCACGTCGCTGCCCTGTACCATCTCCAGAGCAAAGCGCCGGTCCAAACCGATGATCGTGTTGTCGGGGACGGCGCCGCTGCGCAGCAGCGCGGCTCCCATGGGGGAGGCCAGCTGGCCGGTCCCCTGGAAGTTGAGCCCTGTCAGGGGGTTCTGGAACTCCTGGAGCTTGAGGAGCTTCACCATCATCGGGCCGCTCACCAGCATGGTGTTCAGCACGTAGGGGTCAAACTTGGCCCAGAAGCCCACCAGGTCGTCATAGGTCAGCGTATCGGCGGCGGCGGTCTGGGTCATCTCGGCGGGATTCTCATTTCCGTCCCCATGGAGCAGAACGTTCACCGCGTCGTCCAGGTGCATCCGGCTGATGTGCGCGCCAATCTGCCGCAGGGCCACGCTGAACAGGTCCAGCTTCTGGTAGCGCACCGCCTCATAGGAGGCCACCAGCATTCTGCCCCGCTTGCGCAGCCGCACCAGGTCGTCCCGCACCCGGATGGTGGTGCTGGGGATCTGCGCGCCCTCTTCCACCTGGTGCAGCTCCTTTTCCTCTCCGCCGGCCTCAGTGGTGATGGAGCGGTAGTCCATTCCGTCGAACTGGGTCACGGCGGCGGTCAGCTGGGGGATCAGGTCCCCTTCCTCAATGCCCTGCCGCACGGACCGGGCCACATACTCGGGGAACAGCACCGCCGAGTCGGAGGTCCGGAAAAACTTCTCCACCGGGTCGGACGCCGGGCCTTTTACTTTGATGTCGAAGCGCTTGAGCTGCCGCTGGAAGGCGTCCAGCCCCTCCAGGGCGGTGCCGCGATACTGCTCGGAGGGGTCCTGACTCTCCAGCACCTGGCTGAAGGACCGTCCCGCCTGCTGGTACATCCCCTTTTCCAGCTTCAAATTGTCAAACCGGTAAGCCATACTTCACATTCTCCTTCCCAAAAATCACAGGTAGACGATGATCTGCTGTGCCGCGCCGTCCACGCTGACCACCGTGCAGGTCACGCCGGAACCGGCGGTTTTCACGCCGCCCAGGCCGTCGGCGGCCAGGGTGGCCGGGCCCGCCGCGGGGGCGGTTCCGGAGTAGGGCAGGGTCATAAAACCTCTCACCTGCACGCCCGCGCAGCCGCACTCGTTGGACAGGGCCACGCCGAGGAACGCCTCGCCGTCCCCGCAGCCCGCCACAGTGCTGTCGCCGTCCATTTTGACCACCTGTCCCGGCGTTACCGTCTCACCGGCGTAGAAGGTAGCGACCACCTCGCCGATGCCGCCAAAGGAAACCTTATTCATACGCTCTCCTCCTTAAAAAAATCAAATCCGAAACGCCTGGTCCCCGTCCTGGGGCTCCGGGCGCGTCTCGCCGTACTCCAGCTGGGTTTTCAGGGGATAACACTTCCCAGCGGCTTTCTCGTAGCCCCGCCGCATGGCCAGGAGCTCGTCCTCCCCCAGCTTCTGCACAATGGCGCGCAGGGTTCCGGCGTCCATGCTCCTGTCGGCCAGCGCCCCCAGCCGGATCACGTCGCCGCGCAGGTTCTCCAGATACTTTTTTCCCAGCCGTTCCAGCTCGCTGGATGTGCCTCCATACTGTTTCTGCATCACGCCGGCGTTGGGCTGGGCGGGCACCGCCACAAAGGAAAACTCATAGGCGTCGGCGGCGTCCAGCAGCTCCGCGAAGCACAGCCGCCCGTCGTACTCGCACCCCTTTTCGTGGGGGCATTGGGCGATCTCCTGCCCGCAGATGGAGCAGACCGCCCGCTTCACCGAGCAGCCCACGCTCACTTCCCGCTTGATGCCCCCCTCGATCTCGGCGATCAGGTCCTGACTGCCAGGCGTGCGCAGCATATAGGCGTAGCCTTTCAAGTAGCAGTAGGCGTCCCCCGCCGCCGTCAGCACGCCGTCCTCCTGGACGATCTGCGTGCGGTAAATCCGGGCTGCCTGACCCTTGGCGGACCAGTTATGGTCAAAGATTCCGCTCTTGCCCACGAACATGGGGGCGAGCTCCTCCAGGGTTTCCCGCGGGAACCGCTCTCCGTCCCGGTCCACCTGGTTGTCGCACAGGCGCACGCCGAAGGTGTACACCTCCTCCGCGCCCAGCTCCCGCTGGCTCAACCGGTTAATCAGAGTCAGTTCCTCGGGCGCGGGCTGGCCTGACGTGCCCGCCAGGGGTGATTTTTGAAGTTTCATTCTGTTTCTCCCTCCAACTGTTGTGCCTGGGCCCGGTATAGCTGGGCCTTGGCCTCTTCCACAATGTCCTGCAAATTGATGTCCTCCCAGTCCACGAGCACCTGGCTGTCATAGCCGTGCAGCCGCAGCCACAGCTCACAGATCCGCTCCATCATCGGTTCCAGCCCCCGCCGGATGGCGGTGATCTCGCTGGTCATCAAATCGGCCTGCTGGGCGCTCATCCGCTCGGTGGACGACCAGGACAGCCCCAGCAGAAACGGCGGGATCCCGGTCCGGGCGATCAGCTGCTCCAGAATCTGCCGCACCGGCGTCTCGCTGTCCAAGATCTGGTTGTCGGCCCCAATCACTTTAATGTCCACATCGCCCACGGCGACGAAATCCCGAACGGCTCCCTGCCGTCCGGCCTGCATGGCGGCGCTCCACTCCTGGGCGATCTGCTGGCAGCGCTCCTGGGCGAAGCCCCGCTCGTCCTCTCCGGGCCTGCAAATCACGGCGAAGCGGACATTTCCCATCCGCTCCCAGTTCATTCCGACGGCCTGGTAGATTTTCAGCAGGATCTCCGTCAAAAAGGGCATAGAGCGCAGCATGGACACGCCGTAGGGGTGTTCCGCCTCAGGCTGAAAGGGGGTAAAGAGCAGCAGGTCCTGCCAGGGCAGCTCCTCCGGCTGTCCTCCGCTTCCCCGGCTGCACAGCGCGAAATCCAGGGGGCTGTCCCCCTCCCGGACAATCACCTGCTCCGGCGGGGCGCACAGGACCGCCCGGATGTCTTTCCCGTCGGGGCTGAGCACGATCTCGCCCACGCCCCGGCCGCAGGTGAGCATACTGTCCAGATAAGCGTCCAAAAAGGACTGGATGCCCCGCTGGCCCCGTCCGGTGTCCACCCGGCGCAGGAAGTTCTCCAGGCCCTCCTGGGCGGTCTGCTCCCGGCACTGTATTTTGACGCCGCCGCACAGGCGTACCAGCTTTAAGATGGCGGCGTCCACGATGGGCACCGCCTCCCGGATGGCCCGGTAGAGCCGCAGCTCTCCCTCGTTGAGCGGCACGTACCCGTCCAGCATCTGGAACGGATGCCGGCCGCACTCCCGGAGCTGGACCGCCTCTCCCCGGCTTTCGGCCTGGGGTCTCCGGTATTTTTCCAACCATCTGAACCTCAAAATCTTCTCCTTTCTACGCTCCCGGCGAAGAGCGCTCCCTCCCGGCCCGCCACGGTGGCGGCGAAGTAGCGCATCTCGTCCATGGCGTGGTCGTCGGCCTTGCACACCCGGTCCTGGCCGTCCTCCCCCTGGGCCCAGCGGTACAGGGTCAGCTCCCGCAGGGTGTCGTCGCACCCCCGGCAGATGACCAGCTTTCCGCTTTTCAGCAGCTGGGCGGTCAGCCGGATGCCGGACAGCACGTCGTTGACGGCTTTTCGCACCCGCCAGCCCCGCCGCCTCAGCTCCAGCATAAAGCTGGCCGCAGACGGGTCCACAATGACGGCCTGGATCTCCCGCCCCCCGGCCAGCCGCTCCAGGTCGTCGGCGTACTCCTGGTCGGTTTTCTGCCGCCGGTGGACCTTGGAGTCGTAATAGAACTCCGCCGCCCGGAACCAGACGCCCTGTTTGAGTCCCCATAACCCCATAGAGGTGGGGTTGACGGTCCCGTAGTCGCAGGAGATGTACCACTGCTCGAAGCCGCCCTCCGGGGCGGCTTGAATCATACTGTCGTCAAAGAAGTCATAGACTAGTCCCTGGGCGGTTGTCCACTCCCCCAGTACGAACCTGCGGTAGAAGGCCCCCTCGAACATCCGCTCATACCGCTCCCGCACTGGCCGGGGCAGTCCGGGGTTGTCCTCCATGGTAAAGTGCAGGTGCAGGGCGTTTCGCTCCGAAGCCTTCTGAATCCACTCCCGGTAGAACCAGTGACCGGGTGACTCCGGGTTGCAGGAGAACCACAGCCGGCTTCCTGGCACGGAGCACCGGGCGCAGGCCTGCTCCACAAAGGAACGGGGCATCAGCGCCGCCTCGTCCAGCAGACAGCCCGCCAGGGTCATCCCCTGAATCAGAGCCGCAGACCCCTCGTCCTTGCCTCCGAACAGATAAAAGGTATTTTTCCGTCCGCCCCCCTCCACGGTAAAGAGGTTTCTGCTTCTCTGCTCCTCGCACATAAACCCCAGCTCTCCCAGCGCCGGCCGCAGCTCCTGGAGCAGATTTCTCCGCACGGACACGATGGTCTTGCCGCACAGGGCGAAGCTTTTTTGGTGGAAGCAGCTCATGGCCCAGTACACAAAGGACAGACCCGTGCAGAAGGTTTTTCCGGACCGCACGGCCCCGTCGCAGATAATTGCGTCGTAGGCGGAATCCCGGGACTTGGGGTGCCACCACCGCAGGACCCGCCACTGTTTTTGGGAAAAGCGCACTATTTTTCCTCCTCCGCCAGTTGGAAGAAGGCGGCGGCGGGGTCGCTGGGCTTCTCTCCGGGCAGCCGTTCCAGCAGCTGCCGGGCCACCTCCAGCCGGTCGATGAATTTCAGCTCCACCACGCCGTTGGCGCTCCGTTTAAACTCCTTCAGCGCGGTCAGATCCAGTCCGTCGATCCGTTCTGTCTCCTCCCCCTGGAGGTAGGCCAGCTTCACCGCGTCGTTGACGGGGGCCTGCATCAGCTTCAAAATCTGCCGCAGCAGCTTTTCCCGCCGCTGCCTCTCTTTCTCCTCCAATGAAAACCACTCCTCACCCTTGGCGGGGGCGGGCAAAAAGTTGTACGTTTGCGTACACCTAAGAAAAAATATTTTGAAAAATTTTCATCCCGCAAAAAAATGAATAGCGCCGCCGCTCTCTCCACATCCTGACTATGCGCATAAAATCTGGTCTTTTTGGAGGGACTTTCTATGAAACGCATCCTATCCCTGGCGCTTATATTTTTATTGCTTCCGGGAGCCCACGCCGCTCCGGAGCAGCTCCCCGCCGTGGACCTGGTCTCCGCCTCCGCGGTATTGATGGAGAAGGAGACGGGCCAGCTTCTCTATGAAAAGGACGCTCACCAGCGCATGGAGCCGGCCAGCGTCACCAAGATCATGACGCTGCTGCTCATCATGGAGGCGCTGGACTCCGGGCGCATCACCCGGGAGGACCCGGTCACGGTCTCCTCCGCAGCCGCCGGCATGGGCGGTTCCCAGGTCTATCTGGAGGAGGGGGAGCAGATGAGCGTGGGCGAGCTGGTGAAATGTATCACCGTCGTATCCGGCAATGACGCGGCGGTGGCTATGGCGGAGCACCTGGCGGGCAGCGAGACCGCCTTTGTGGCGCAGATGAACCAGCGGGCGCAGGAGCTGGGCATGGCGGACACGACTTTTATCAACTGCACGGGCCTGCCCGCCCAGGGCCATCTCACCAGCGCCCATGACATCGCCCTCATGGCCCGGGAGCTGATTCTGCACCACCCCGGCATCCGGGAGTACACCACGATCTGGATGGACTCCATTCGGGACGGTACGTTTGGCCTGACTAACACCAACCGGCTCATCCGGTTTTACAACGGCGCCACCGGTCTGAAGACGGGCTACACGGACACGGCGCAGTACTGCATGGCGGCCACGGCCGAGCGGGACGGCATGGAACTGATCGCGGTCGTCATGAAAGCGCCCACCTCCGCGCAGCGCTTTGAGGACGCCAAGACCCTGCTGGACCAGGGCTTTGCCGGCTATACTCTGGCCAACGTCTACCCGGAGGCCCCCTTAGCGCCCATTCCGGTCCTGCTGGGGGACAGCGCCCAAGTCCAGCCCCAGCTGGAGCGGGACTGCCGGCTGCTGGTCCGCCGTGGGGAGGAGGGGGCCGTCACCACCCAGCTCAACCTCCCCGCAGACCTGGAGGCCCCTGTGGAGCAGGGCCAGCGCCTGGGCGAGCTCACGGTCTGCGTCAACGGCGAGCTGCGGGATACGATTCCCATCGTCTCGGCCCAGTCGGTCCAGCGCCTCACCGTCCCCGGGATTTTTTCGCATCTTCTGCGGGAGCTGTTTATGGCCGGCTGAGCAAACCGGCGGGAACATTCGGACAAAGGCCCGAAAGCCTCTTGTCCGAATTACATATTGCGGGAAGCAATTTGGATTTTTATGTCTTGACTGAATTGCGTCTATGTTGTATAATTTACCTAAATATATTCGGTCTGCCTCCCAGCCGTTTATGTTGATTTGCCCATTTTGCGCAAAATTGTTATGAAGCGAGGTGTTTTGATTGTCAAAATCTGATTCGACCCTGTCGTCCTATGACCTCTTCCTGGAACTGGAGGCTTTCAGTGAGGGGCGAAGCTGTCATGCGTGGCGTTGTTTTGGCTCCCACCCCGCTCAGCAAGACGGCGTGGACGGCTACTCATTTCGGGTCTGGGCGCCCAACGCCAAAAATGTGTGCGTCTTTGGCTCTTTTAATGAGTGGAACCCCGAATCCATTCCCCTGAAGCGTCTGGAGGGCGGCATCTGGGAGGGCTTCGTTCCCGGACTGCAGCGCTACGACGCGTACCAGTATGCCGTCTACCACGAGGACGGCGGCTTCACCGGCAAGGTGGACCCCTACGCCTTCCACTGCGAAACCCGGCCCAACGTCTCCGCCAAGATTTACGACCTGGCGGGCTACGAGTGGGGCGACCAGGGCTGGCTGGACTATCGGGCCAAGACGCCTCCCTACCGCCGGCCCATGAACATCTACGAGTGCCACCTGGGCTCCTGGCGGCGCACCGGCGAGGGGGAGTTCCTC